CCCAAATATTTAATCGAGATTACTCACCCCAAACCAAACGCATATTCGTGAAAATGGATTCATTACTAACCAAGATTTTTCCAACTCTCACCGCTCCAGGGATGGAGCTCAAAAATAAAGACGGTTGTTACAACACGTTGATACGTGGTGATATGCAAGTTAAAGTCGATGGATTCCCGTCGTCCAGAGCCATGTCCATGGCTCAGACTATGACCTGGCTCGGCCTCACATCGGGTAGACTGACCGGAGGACCGTCTGACTTAGACGGGATAAATAAAAACTTCCTGACGCCAGAGGCGACCATAAATATGGATGCAATAGCGTCGTTTCTCAAGTCTCACGGAGGACTTCAAAACAACGTGCTTAGCGCACACATAGCGCAGATGGAAAGATGGAATTGGCATGACAACCAGGTCAGTTTGCTTGTCAACATGTTACGTTACTCCCTTTTGAAAAGGCTAGAAGAAGGTAACGTTGGCACAGGCCTAAATGGTAACTTACCCAGCTACGACGACGGACACGTCCGTGTGAACAGGAACGAATATTTCCCTCCAGGTTATCCCCAGGAAGTAGCCACACTCAGATGGCCGTGTGGGAACGCTGAAGACAACATCCCCCACTTCCACCATGCCAATGACTACATACCTGCCACTGGTGGGCAGATGATAGACGTGTCCTGCCTCACAGAAAAAGAAGCAAGGTTTGTTTTACTCATGCTAGGTAAGTGGAACAGAACTACTAGGTATAGACTCGATTTCGAGTTACCTAAGTTAGTAGACGGGGTAGCTTATCGGCGGGCACAGCAAGTAGGGGGACTGGTTGAGTTCATTGGGGAGGGACCGGACGTCGAACCTATGCCACAGACGCTTACGTCAGGTGAAGCTTGGCGCACATTACTATCATACGTTGCACATAATGGGTTGTATGGTAGCTTCTCTGTCGCGTTAAATGTGGTTGTATCCATGATGGCACAGATGGTACCGGCTACTGCAGAAGGACACGTGTGGCTGGAGGAAGAGCTACAAGTCGTATTACCGCGATTTGAAGCCGTGCGAGGTCGGTATCCATTCTTCAACGAAGGAGAGAAGGCGTTCGTCTCCCACAGAGCTTTAGCAGAATGGCGCATGCTCAACGCAAAGCAAGAGCGGATCTTATTGTTAGCGAACATATATGCCCAGGCTTATCAGACAGGGCTAGCTGTACGTTCATTACGATACAACGTAGAAGAGAACCCGACGGATTTGTTCGCCACAGAATCTATGTTTGTCAGTCCTCAGATGTATTTACCAGCGGCGGCGTCTGAGGCCTTGAGACACCCAATACCCCTAAGTGGTATGTCTGGGATAGCATTCACACATGCAAACCGACTAGACAGGCCTGTGGCAGGTAGACGGGTCAAGGTTGTCGCGCAAGATCAGAGGGCCATAGACAATTACGGAGTAATACAAGAGCACGACGTACAGTATATCGTAGTTGAGAGGACGCCGTTTGCGGGTGTGCCTACACTGCTGTTACCTTTAAACCCATTCAAAGATGTCACACCGTTCACTTTGAGAGGATCGATAGATGCGAGTAAGCTCGAGCGTAATAGGCTAGGTTGGAAGGCTACACCATACCAACTATGGCATTGGGCATGGGCTAGTAGATTATGCGGGTATGACATAAATATAAGTACTTCGGTGCAATTAGTAAATGGCAAACGACCATATGCGCCAAATGAATCATCATGGACGTGGCCGCTTATGGTCAAAGACGAATATTTGGGCGAGACGATCACCGTGACCGGTCTTGAACCTAGACAAAATCGATTCATCTCCCTACCTCCTATACACGCACAATTCTACCGAGGGACAGTTGACTTCAACTTTTCAATTACTTCACAGATGGTGAGTCTACCTCGGCGGGAGCAGGCCGATATGATCTGTGAGTATGGTGCTACGGGAGGGCTGACGTCACCAGCGACAGTCCGCGTGATGGTGGGCCAGCATCTTAGACAGCTGCGCGGTTTCATAGATCGACGTGAGGCGGATTTTCAATTTGTCGAACGTGTTCAGGCTGGGGTGATCCCACCAGAGCCCGGGATACAAGATGCACC